TGTGATTCTGTTTGTGTTTCTTCTGTTACCTCAGTATTTTCAGTTTCCTGCTCAACTGGAGCTGCTTCAGACTCAGCTTGGCTCTCTGGAGTTTCCTGTGTCTCAGTACTTACAGGTTCTGAAGGTTCTGCTTTAGTTTCAGTTTCTTGTTGATCTTTTGGATTCAATAATCCTGAAATCTTTTCGGCAGCACCATCTAAGTTTTGTGCTTCTGACATATCGTTCCTTTCATGGTTGACGAATTTGAAGTTGCGTTAGCTTAACTTCGTTTATTTAGATTATCTATCTCGTCCTGAGATAGTTTTCCACTTGTCATGATACTTTGTAAATGACCTCTGATTTTGTCTACAAGATTGTAGGCTACCCAAAGATATGTACGCTTATCATCTTCAGTGAATTTTGTATTAAAGATTTCTTGTTTATATATTTCAAGAAGATCTTCAAATGCTGTCTTTAGCAGGGGATCGTTCAGAAGTTGTTCTGCTCTCTTGCCCTGCCTGATCTGTGTTTCCTTGTCCATTTATATTAAAGAACTCCTTTTGTCCTTTTATCATTTCTTTCATCAAATCACCAGCTTTATTTAGATCTGTTTGTTCTAACATAGATCTTCGTTTCAAGTTGGCTTCATCGATTTTGCTACCATATTTTAATTCAAGTTCTTTAATTTTCAACTCAAATTCTAACATAGTTTGTCTCATCTTAGCTTCAATGTTTTTAAGCTCAGTTTGTGCTTTTAGCTGTGCTCTTGAATTTTCACCTTGTACCTGAGCTAAAGTTACTTTTTCAAACTCTGTTGGTGGTTTAGGTGGTAATTGAGGCATCTGAGATGCACCGACATCAGGATCCATAAAGAAAGGTTCTATACTATTTAGACCAGCATTCTCAACTAATTTTTTCAAAGAATTGTATATGTTTCTTAAATTAACCATTGGTCCATATACATTTTGTTGTAGCTGTATAGCTTCCATTTGTCTTTGTAAAATAGCATTAGTTAAAATTAATTGCTGTTCTTTTGATCCAGAACCTAATCCTACTTGGACTGTAACATTAATTCTATCTTTCCATTCGTAAGGTCTCATTGGTATATACTTACCTCTGATTCTTACTATCTTTTCTTTTTGTTGATATTTACATACCAACTCAAACATTTTAAGTGCTAGATCTCTAACACCTGTTTCTGCAAATATTCTAGCAATCAACTCCATTCTCATTTGAGATTGAGTTAATACTTGGTTCATACCAGTTGCAGTTTTTTGATTTAGACTATCTGCATTTAAACCTTGTGATGCTCTACTTACACCTGTTCTAGTTTCTTTTACAGAATCTAAGTAAGCTAACATACCACTAGCTTGTTCTGTAATTGGTTGTGCTTGTATAGGCATCATTACATTAGATGGTGGTTGTTTAGTTCTAACTATTCCTCCAGGACGATTAGTTAATAAATCATCCATAGCAACTTGACCATCTTGTATTGCAACTCTATTGTTATTAGTTAGATACATATTATCTAACATTTGTCTCATAACAGTAGATTTAATTAATTGAATATCTTCTACTAATTCTGCAATAGATCTACCATGAAATCTGTGAGGCATGATAACTGGTGTCATAGATATGAATGGCATTGTATCCATTTCTTCTATGCTTAATAATTTTTTACCATCACCAGCTACACAGATCTTAACTAGCTCTGCTTTGCCATCATCATCAAGATCCATTCTTACATAACATTCATGTAGTAATACATCTTGTGTAGACTCATCACCATCAGCTTCTCCATGTGAGAAGTCAATGTTTTGATGTCTAATAAATTTATCTTCTGTAAAATAATCAGGATCACCAGTTGGTAAAGAATCTACTAGATCTTTATCATATCCCATTTCTACTAATTCAGTTTTAGTTTTATTTGTTCTATGACAAACAAAGTTAGCTGTATCAATAGACTTACATCTTCTTTCAATTAAAAATTCTTCAGGTGGTATTGGATCTATTCTTACTTGTCCATACTTTCTAGTTCTATGTATTACACAATCATGTAATTTAATCTTATCTAGTTCTTCACCTCTATCATCTACGATAGGTTCATCGTACTCTGTATGTTCTTTTACATCTACTTCTGCATCTGCAACAAGATCATTAAACTCATCATCTGTTAATCTAGTATATTGTTCTCTTTCTGTTTTTTCAGAATTATCCCAGTATACTTTTAGAATACCATTCTTTTGAATCAATGCATCTTTGAATGCTGTATATAATGCTGTAAATCCATTATTCTGTTTATAGAATATATGGTTTAAATAATCTGAACATTGTCTAGCCATTTCTTCATCTTCTGGTCCAACACCTTCACATGAGAAAACATTGTCTCCTGCTGTAAAGATCTTCATTAATGAAGGCATTAAGCTTTCAACTGTATCCATTACATCATTAGAGATTACTTGTGATCTACCTTCTTGTTCATTACCAAGAGGCATACCTAAATAATATTCTAATGATTTTTTTCTTCTAGCAACTAGCTCACCACCAATATAACCTGATGCGTTGTGAATTTCTCTACTTACTATTGATAATATTTCTTGTTGTGATTTCTTCATACTACATATTTTGTATCTACATTAATTGGTTTATCCCATTCAGTTGTATCTAAAGGTTCGGATACACATCCATACCTAAAGCTATCAGCTGCGTGTGAGCACCAGTCATGCAGAGGTTTGTTTTTAAAAACTTGGTTTTTTTCATCCCATTGTTTTCTATATTGTCTCAATGCATCTAGTCCTGTTTTGCATTTTTCTCTATCGAACCAACAATCTTTCAGTGTATTACGTACTGATTCAATTCCATGATCTACTTCAAGTTTAGGTGCTACTTGAAAATCTAATCCTAGTTCAGCTGCAACTTCTAATCTAGACTTTCCAGTACCAAGTTCTCTTGCTTGTATATCATGTGGAGCTATATGACAAGAATAAGCATAATCTTTTTCTGTCAATACATCTACATAATGTGCTAATGATTCACCAGAGTTTTCATAGTAATCTATTAGATGTACTTCTTCTCCAACTCTTTGTGCAAACCATATTGCAGTTGAATCACCTATCCCCAGATCCCACCACGTTTCCACACCTACATTATTATCTACAGGCACGTAGCCGATTCTCCCATCTTTATCAGCTTTAGTTATAAGTCGACCATAATAACTTCCACTCACTGCTGCAGTAAATGAACATTCAAATTCTTGTTCGTACTGCTCAGGTGTCATAATGGAACGTGCCTGTTCCAGTTCCTCCTCTGGAATTACTTTTGTGTCAGAAGATCTATATAGTTTCCCATACCAATCTTTATGACCACGCTGTGCAAAATCATATACTTCCCAAAATTGATTATGCCCCATTGGTGTACCAATAAATAAAACCCATCCCATTTTATCAGCAACAGCTGGTCTAATAATCTCTGTCCATACTCTAGGAGACATGATTGCGTATTCGTCTAATACTACGCCATCAAATCCCATACCTCTTATTGAATCAGGATTATCTGCACCAAAAATTTGTATTCTAGAACCATTAAATAAATCGATTCTAAGTTCAGACTCGTTCCTACTTCCACCCCACTTCATAAGTGGTTGTGTGTAAAATTTTAAATATTCCCAAGCAATAGATTTACCTTGTCTATAAGTTGGAGCTATGAATGCACATAAAGCTCTAGGTTTACCTGCTGCTGTTTTTATTAATTCGTTTATAGATAAAACTGATTTACCGAATCGTCTATGACAAACAAGAACGCTAAATCTTTTTAAATTATCATGTACCTGTTGTTGATATTCTCTTGGCTTATAGGGTACTTCTATAATCTTAACTTTCTTTTTGCCATTGGACTTTGATTTCGATTGGCTCATCTGTTCCTATCTTAGATGTTGTGTTAGCTAGTTTTGGATGAACATAAGGTGCTGCTTTTTCTGCTGCATACATTTTACGTTCAGGTGAACTTGCAGGATTGTTTAACACAGATAAAAGATAATCTAAAGGAGAATGTTGATATTTTTCAGCCATCTGTTCCATAGATTTCCAAAGTGTTTTTGACTTTGAACCTAATGGTCTACCAGCTCCTGGTCTTTTACCACCATGTTTTACTTCATTCTCATGAGATAAATCTTCTGATTTAGTTTTGTCGTCCATTATAAAACCGAAATTCCTTTTCTATTAAATTTTTTATAAGCAGTTCTTTTAATAGGTTGCTCACCAAGTTCTTTTTTAATTTGTCTAGCAACTAATGCACCACCTGCAAGAGATAATCCTATTGGACTAAACGCAGCTTTACCAGCAAACTTAACACCTTTCATAACTCCTTTTTTAAGACTTAGATTCTTAATAGAGCTAGTAAGTGTATTTAACTTAGCTTTAACTGGAGAATATTTAACAAGGTTTTTACCTGTTCTTTTTCCATAGCTATAGTTTCTAAACTTTTTATCACTTGATCCTATGATATTTGGATACTTCATTTTTTCTTCTTTTTCTTTTTAGCTTTAATTATTTTTTCTTGTAATGCTTTTGGCAATGTTCTTTGTTTTGCTGTAAGCATTGCTTTACCTGGCATTC